CTGTAACAGGCGATTGATACCATGTGTCTACTGCAGTTCCTGATGACGTAATAGTGCTATAATTTCCAGTAGGTTGTCCAGGTTGAGTGTTTGTCGCAGCTCCTCGATACACACGAACTGCAGAATCGCCGGTATCACCTTTTGTCCCTAGTGGACTCCAAGTATAATCACTAGCTGTTGTAGATTCGATAGCTGTAGTTTTATTTGTAGCAATACCTATAAATTTTTTATCAGTAGGGCTATCGCTCAATCCAGCGCCATTTGCGTCATCTGCATATTTAATCCACATATAGCTTGAATCGCCTTTTACACCTTTATCTCCTTTAAATAAACTCCATACATAATCTGAATATGATGATGAGGCTGTAGAACTTATTTTATTAGCAGCTATACCAACATATAAGCTAGAAGTTAAAGGAGTACTAGAAATATTTGTCCCCGTTGCGTCATCTGCATATTTAATCCACGTATACGAAGGATCACCTTTTGCGCCTCTTGCAGCTAATAATTTCCAATAAGAATTGGTTACGATTACAGATCCATCTCCGGGTGGTGCATTAATTGCAGCGGCTAAATGCGTAATATTGCATGACCAACTGTCACCATTTGCGTTTGTTACAATATCACCCTTTTGATAGGTAGCACCCAATGTCCATGGGCCTGAGAAATTATTCTTAGTTGCGCCATCGTCTACTCCAATATCAGTACCCTTCTTTACCGTAGTAGAAATCTCTACCCAGCCTTCCGTAGGGTACTTATGATAAACTTTTAATATATTAGGTGTTTCACTTGAATCCACCCATTGTTGCCCTTCTGCAGGATTAGCTGGCGGAACCGTGTTGACAATGGTAGGCGCATCTGTAACAATCCAAGTACTACCTGTCCATAACGCAGTTGCACCAGCAGGAATAGTAACCCCCAGATCAGTAACAGCTGCTCCCGTGTTTTTCCAGCTCTCTCCAGCTGATATATATTCCGTCATGTTACACCTTATTAGGAATTGTTGAAGATTCAATCAAGCGTTTACTTGTTAAGTTAGTTGCTTCAGTCACCCAAGGATCCGAAGTTGTCTTGCGTGTATAAAATTTAAATACAGTTGAAACACTACCAGTTTTAGGTAAAGCATAATATAAATATTTCTTTAATGTAGGATGTGAACTTGTAGTAGGTATAGTAGTACCGTATTCTGTAGTAGCACTATTACTTGTTTTTGCAAGATCATGCAACTCCTGCCATTTGCCATCTCTTGCAATATACAAACGCCTTAAAGTAGGGCCCGTATCTTCAAAGAAGAAATTACCTTCTAGTGGGCTTACACTTATATTTTGTGCACCACCCGCCCATGCTCCAAGCGTCATAGAGATAACTCGCCCACCACTCAAGGGCACCCATAGACTTGATGCAGCATCCCATGTGACGGATTCGCCACCTGCCACACCCGACACAACGCTTGATGAAGTATTTCGCCAAATAAAGCCTATCTCGTTACGAGGCTCTGTAGCACTGGCGTACTCTTTTCTTTTAAATCCTGCCGACTCTTTTGCAATTATTTCAGCTTCTGTTAATGTATACCAACTTGTACCGTCATACATTGCTTGTCTAAATGGATAAGCTCCATTTTGAGGTAACGCATTAAGTGTATTGTCTATATTTAACCAATAATCGCCTTTCTTAGGATTTTGAGGCGCTGCAATAGATGCGGTATCACTTCTAGTATATTTCAGATTAGTACTAGAACATCTGCGATAACCTGAATATTTAAATGGGTAGCCAGCCTTCCAATACCCTCCGCTAGGACTTCCAGATTTATCTGTTTTAGCCTGAGCATTATAAATTGTATCACTCAGAATACGATATGGTATAACAACAACATTGTAGTAGTATGCAGGATCTAGGTCAGTAAATGTAAACGACCTTTCAGTCTGCAGCAGACTGACAAAAGTGCCAGCTAATTGCTTATCCATATTTGGCAATGGAGTTGCACCTGCGCCATCCGTATTTATCTTAGTTTTCCATAATGAAACAATAAACCCGTCAATTTTTGTTTCGTCAGCAGATAGATAACTCCAAGATGCTGTAGCATCCGTTTTATTAGAGATATTACCAGCTAATGTTAAGTTTTCATTAGACGTCAAAGGAATTACTGTCGTAATATCAGCTACGCTACCTTTATTCCCATTATTAAAATCAACTATTTTTTGTTTTATAGACACAAGCCCATCAGCAGTTTGGACATAACCATCAAATTCTGCGTAAGTCATTGGTTGATATAAAGAACCATTAGCGCGACTTCTGGCTACTGCCCCTAGGCATACCCATATTTTATTCCCGTCTTTTGTCGCAGATGTTACATAATTTGCAGCAATACTATCTGTAGTATTTAAGGCAGTCTTCATTTTTACCTTAAATGAATCTTGTGTAGCCTTTAAACCAACCGTTCTATAAGGTACAATGAAATGCGTTCTAAACATTGTAGGTCGTGCATCTATGAATTTATAATAAAATGCTGCAGGCGTTTCATCAAGATCTTCTTTTGTAATATATACTGCATTTGAATCTAAAAATACTTTTGAGGCGGTCATATCAGATATAGCTACATCCGTAGCACTTGTAGCTTCATATATTGCAAATCCGTCTATATCCGCTAAAGCGCCTGAATACGCAAATTGCAATAGGATATCTACATTACCAGAAGGTTGTAAATTACTGTAACTCAATAGCATATCAGTAACAGGTGTAGTTAGTGCAGTATCAACGGCATTATTACCCTTATCATAATCATCGCCAATACTCGTTAATTTAGACGCTAATATGACCTTATCACCATATTTTAAATCTACATTAATTGCGTATCTGTCTGTTGACTTAGATAATGCCTCATTAGCGTGACTTCTTGCAATTGGAGATACTGCTTGGTACATAGTTTTATTTAAATAACATGTAACGTCTTGTTCTAAAGTGTTAAATACAGAAAGAGTGATATATCTGAATGCATAGATAAATGCACAAGTGTATTCGTCCGTTCCTAAATCAGGAATAGTGAATGAGTTTACGCTTGGCCCGACTGTAAATACATTAGTAAATTCATGTAATTGTTTATAAGTAGGTGTAGCCTGCGAGGTAGCAGTACTAGAGAAATAAGCGATTACAAAGCCATTTATCTTTGTAACATCACCAGGATACGTCCAATGTATTGTACCATTAGACTTACCCATTGTTTTTGCAGTAGAATACGTAATAGCAGTACCTGCAAAAACAGGAGAAGGAATTGCCGAAGCATCTGAGGTTAATAAAGATGCTGCTGTTCTAGCTGCTTTTATTATATCTGCAGATTCATCTGACGCAAAATCTTTATACAAGGTTTGAGTTACAGTCTGAGTAGTTACAACACCTCCTGGATCTTTAATTTTGACAGTAAATATAACAGTTGCTGTCATATAATCGGGTGCCATTCCTGTGTAATCTTTTGTGTAGCAGGTTTTCAAATTAGGTAAAACATTGATTACTGGTGTCCCTAATTTTATATTTGTTGCTACAGCTGTTACACTATATCTACTGTTACTAATACCTGCACTTGAGACATCTGTTGCGCTATATGTGAGCTGTTCAGCACCGTAAAATACATCTAAACTAGTGCCAGAATTACTCATTTGCACTGTCCCATCTATATTTACCGGAAGCATCTGATATGGATTTTCCAATACACATTGTGTATTAGTAGCGCCTAGCTTAAGCTGGTACACCATTACGAAATCTGTAGATATCATATCAAGCTGATTATCTACCGTATATAATTCTACTCTCACATTTACAGGATTTCCTACGTATGTCGCCGGTGGCGAATATGTAAGTAGATTGCCTACGACATTACCTACTTGTAATACATTGTCTACATAAAATTTAAATGAAAAATCAGAAATTGTAGCATCACTTACTCTTGCTGTAAATACAATATTATCATTTGCTGTTACTTTGGTACCGTCTGCTTTATAAATTATATATTTTTTGTCTGAGGTCAAGCTTATAGCGTATGCAATAGTGCCACCCGCAATCTCTAATCTTCTCTCACTCTCTTCACCAATGCCAAATATGTCCCTACCTGTTACTGTATACCAATATTTTTGATCCGGTAATACGCTATAATAAAGATAATTTGATTTAACAGCCTTAGTCGCAATTGGATTTGTTGCTGTTTCAGAGGCATATTGTTTAAAGATATACTCAATAATATCTCTATCACTAGAGGAATCAATCGCTTTTAAATAAACAGACTTATAAGAACCTTCTGTTTCCAATGTAAATTTACTCGGAGCCTTATTTTCTATTGTTGCTTCTAATGCAGAATCAGTATGAATACCTTCAACATCTACTGCATAAATTTCTATTTTAAATTTCCGTGTGAATGATTCAAATATCTTTTTATTTAATTCTGCATTTATTTTAAATGAATTCCCACGAGTAGTTGTCGTCAAGGGTGGTTTAACTACAGAATGAACTACTGTACCATCCATTTTAAGAATTCTTACTAAATATTCCTTAAGGCCAGACGGATCTTTAAGTGTTTCTGCGCTACATTCCCATGATATTTCTGCATCTTCACCTTCAAAATAAGTACCTACTACATTATTAATTTTAAGATTTTCAGGAGGCAACACAGACACCGTACTCAATACTACATCAATACCGCCATTATAAGTTGCTATTAATTTATTATTTAATAAATCTGAACGGGTATTTGTAGTCTTTATTATATTAGAAGTACTACTTGTATCTAAGTAAAGATATAATGGGAATTGAGTTGCTGCAATAGAACCGGCTGGAATTTCTTTAAGAAATTTACCGTCTATATTTAAACTACAAGCAGTCCAGCTTAAAGTGTTTGGTAATGCGCCTGTAACAATTAAATTAGGAAAATTGTATATTCTTCGAACTAATAAAATCGCTTGAGTTTGGCTAGTATACGCCCAATCTGAAAATGAACCATTTGAAAATACTGCACGTACTGCAAAGATAACATTTGTTGCGCTTATCTTGGGTAATGTGAAGGAAGTAGTTGTCGATTGGCCAATTACATTAAACACGGGGATGGAGTTTGTATTTGCCAATGTCACACTAGAAACTGTTTCGCCATTAAGATCATACATATATATCATATAGTATTTAACACTTGCAGCCGTCACTTCTGCCCATGTAAGCGTACCACTTGAACTTTCTAAACTCTTTTTTGCAAAGTCAAAATATACCCATGAAGGCCCGGATTTGCTTACGAAATTAGGTGTCTTTGGAGTAGTTACTTCATCGTTTTTCTCAGTCCATGCTAACTGGTCATAATTAAAATGTTGAGCAACAATTTCACATGTACTCTCTTCGCCTATCTTAACATTGTTAACACGGAAATAAGTAGATGTATTTCCACTTGTTAATAGGTTTAAAGTCTCACTTTCAATTTTTATAAAGTCGCCAGGTTCTAAATAAATATCTCTTAATACATATTTAAATTTTATAGTATAAGATGATCTGCTAGTTTTTACAAGTTCCTCAGCTCTTGCTGAAGCATGGTACCTATCAGTTATACCATCAGCAAAGATCTCTAATTCTAGATCTAACTGATTATCTTCTGCTTTATATTCTAAATATTTATTATTTGTTGCAACATCACGATATACTGAGCTATACGCAAAATCTCTAGTTGTCCAAAATACTCTATTACTCTTATACAATTTAACAGCAACACCTTTATCATTATAGTCTTTTGGCTTATAACCATCTACGTTTCTAGCGTTTATAATAACTTTATACCATTTATCTTCAACCGGACTGCCAAAAGAAAGTGATTCGATTTTCTTAGTATTTTTACCAGTCTCAGCTTTTGTACATGTATACGAATGTTTTATAGTGCCGTCTGAGTTTTTGATAGTAATGTCCATCTCACTGTCAACTGCCATTTCTAACGTAAAATTAGCACTTGAATCAGCAATTATATCTTCTTTCTTAATAATAATAATGTATTCTAGTGTGGTCGGTGAAGTGTCTCCAGACCAAACAGCATAATTATTTAAGAATCGGCCATATGCATGATCTTCATTCCAACTGAAATCAGCTTCAGGGTATTTAAAGCCTCCAACGCCTCTTAAGATATCATATCCAAATTTTGAAGGCCAACTTACAGAGTCTTCTTTAAAATCTTCAGCTTCGTTATGGAATTTAACAATGCAATGATTTAAACGTTCAGAAGCGGAAGGCCATGTTACTTCTACATCTTGATCTAATACCAAATCGTTATCGGTTATAGTAGTTGCTACTTGTATCCATTCATTACCGCCAACAGCGCTTGTAAATGTGTTAGTTGTAGCATCTCTGAAATTTGGATATTGTAAGCTTAATTTATATTTACCGCCTGCCCAAATAAGTCTAGCATCAGCCATTGTAGCTAAAATTGCTTCAATATTATCTCTAACACTTTTCTTAGTGTCAATCATCATATTGCATTCATATAACGCAAGGTCTCTTGAAGTTGCACTAGATGATCTATCTGTCGGTTTCCATATCTTTCCACCGACTGCTACATTCTTCTGAACAATAGTTGAACAAACTGTAGCGGCTTTATAAAAACTTTGCGCATCAACTTCTGTATCAAAATCTACCCCTGCGCCATAATCTGCACTTAATAAATAATCCAATAGACATAGAGCTGGATTATTACTGTAAACTTTATCTGTTGATAATTGATAAGTCGGAGTGAGATAATGAATTAACTTCCCTTTAACTAAAAATTGTAAAGTCGGAACACTAGTGAATTGCGGATCGTCTCTGTCTAATCTGAATACCGCAGAAATATAAGTTAATCCAGTAAAAGTGGCTTTCGCTCTATTCGGGAAATTTTTTGCTATTGTTTCATCTGCGCAATTAAAACCTCTATTATTTGGAGCAATTTTATAATGCATGTCAATTCTAAACGCTGAACGAGGTGCGTCCTTATCATCCCATCTAGTTTTAGAAGGATCTTCATCTGCTGTATAAAAATTTGAAGCAGGCACTGAACCATAAGTGCCTAATGCAGGGTCATCGATATATCTGGAATCATCAATAATTACATCAACAATATCATAAATTTCACCAACACATAACGCTTGTTGGAAAAATAAGAATTGGTTTCTATGCCCTTTAATGTGGCTCACATCTAATTGATTAAGATTATTAACACTAGCATTACTATAGATGTAGTCAACAACTATATATTGGTAAGACCCATCGGCATTTTTCAAAGGAACACCGTCACGGTCTCTTACAACTTTAGTCAAATCGACTGTACCCTCAGGTGTCATTTCTTTTGCTTGAACATTCTGAGAGTATAACTCGTAATCAGCTCCTGAGCCTGATGCCCATGTCTTATTACTATTAGGGCCAGCCATATGAAATTCGCTACTAGTGTCATTAAAGACTCTTATTCCACCTACTTTAGCACGTCCGTAAACAACAGGTAGACTGTCTGGCTTGCCATCAACTACCATTTCATACCCTTTACGCGCTTCTGCAGCGCTATTGTCAGGAGTTGGCGGTTTCTTTGCAGAAGTCAATTGCCAAATCATTTGAGCTACAGTAGCTAGAAATGCAATTACCGTTAAAACTTGTGTAGTTATTACCATTATGTTTTGCCCCATTTTAATGTTATAGCTGTTGCGCCTTCATAAATAGTGTCGCAACAAGTATCAGATGGATTATTTTTACGTATATTATCTTTACTAGTATATGTAGATTTCTTCATATCTAAATTGCGCATAGGACTAGAACCTGTAATTTGAATTAATCTTTCACCTAAGCCGCCTGCTTTTACTGTCATTCCTAAAGATTCTACACGGCCTTTATAGGCTACAACAGTGTCATCTATATTCAGAAAGGGCTTGCCAAGGTTAGATCCCGCTGCTGTTCTTCTATCCACTAATCCTACTCTACATTCTATTAAGCAACCAATAAGATTATTTGCAATATCTTCTTTTCTTGTAAATAAAGGATCCGCAAATACAATCTTATATTGCTCTCTATCAACATTAGTAGAAGCTTGTGGAGGGTCTACACTTACTAACGTTCCGTCAGATTTATAAAAGTGCTCTGCTAACGGTACTTCATTATTCCCAACAGTTTTTGTTAATTGAATATCTGCATAAAAACTAGTAGTATTATACAATAAAGTTCCATTCACTTCAATTACTTTTATCATATAAAAAGCTTCAATAGTATCCAGTTTCAAGCAGTAATTAATATTCTGACTAAATTGTATCATTACACCGCCTCTATAAATTTGACAATACCGTTATCCATTAGTATACCATCTTCATACACCATCCCTCTTACAACATCCGTATCATAACGAACGCGCATTAAGACATCATCTTTATATTTCACTTGGGTAGCTGCTGTAACCGCAGTTCTAAGTTGCGGATGTATATTTGCAACAGATGTAGATGTACTACTCAAAACAAGATCAGAAGTTAACATAAAGACTTTACCAACATTGCCGAAATTAATAAATGTGCCTTTAGGAATTACTCTCCCATTTTGATCAGGCGTTGCTGCTATTGTAACTTGTGTACTAAATACTGCCGCATTTGCAGCAGTGTAAATATCTGCAATTGCTGTTAAATTTGCTTTAGCACCTACGTTTTGAGGTGTTGTGATTGTAAGTATTTCTGAATACCCTTTTGTTATTAGATTCACCATTAAGTCATTTGCAGTAGTGCTCTGGGGAGCTAGCTTAGCGTCTAGCTCCCATCTTTGCACTGCTCTTTGATATGTAAATCGTCTTAATGAAAGGGTATCTGAAACAAACATTGGTACATTGCTTCTAAGTGTTAGTGGTGCAGCAAACTTAGCAATCAACTTACCGTTTTCCCAGATACCGTATGCCATTATCTTCTATATCCTTTTTCTTTATTTTGCGAATTGACGCCATCAGCGATGCTAGGCATCATCTTATAGATTTCTTGCTTAGTTTGTCGCGAAATGTCGCCCGTTATATTTAAATTAATTACTTGTTGATTTTTATTCATAGCACCAGATGTAGATGCTAGCTTTGTATTTCCAGAGATTGGCTTTGTCATTATTGGCGCAGCAGCGTCTACAATACCGCCTGTAGCAAAAGTTGGTACTCTACCACTATTGATCTGGTGTAATAAGTCTCTATGTCTTGCAGTAGCTGCAGCATTAATGACAAATTCACCATGTGAAAGCATAGCTGGAATAGAGTCAGACGTACCAGTCCCAGGCCCACTTACTTGACCACCTGCGGCAAAAGAAAATCCTAAATCTTTGCTTGAGAACATATTATTCAGTGCTGCTCCGCCTGCTGCGCCTAAAGGATTAGCTTCACCACCCCAAAGATTTTTAAACAGATCACTAAATCCGCTCCCTACATTACCAAACAATTTGCCAAAAGGCCCATCACTTTTAAATAGATTACCAAACATGCCAAAGAATTGAGACAACATCCCCATTCCACCAGCTGCCCCAATACCGCCTGCGGCTGGTGCTGGACCCGCTGCCATAGTAGCTACAGAAGAGCCAATACTCATTAATGAACTGGCTGAGCTTAATAATGATCCTAAGAAATGATGTTGTACTTTTCCACCATTGATTGCATGCAACATTGGAAGATTCTTTGCCGTTGCTTTGGCATTTACAATGAATTCTCCATTAGACAACATCGTAGGTATTGAGTCGGATGTAGCCGTACCTGCACCAGTTATTTGACCACCTGTTGCAGCTCCGCCAATACTCCCAAACCATTTACCTATTCCACTGAGCATTCCTAAGAAGCCACTGCCAGCACCACCTTCGGTTGCAAAAGATCCCCACATATTTTTGAGACCACCAAACAAACCACCACTGCCATCTTTTCCACCTAATAAGTCAGTAAAGCTAGTCCATATAGAACCACCTGTACCTTCTTTACTAAAGAATTTAGAGAATGAGTCAGATATCGAATCTAAAAAGCCTTGTTGATCCGGTAACCCACCAATCTTATCCGCTAGTGGAGCCGCACCGCCCATTGTTCCTGCACCTGGAAGAGGTGTAAGCTCTGGTGTCGAACCATAACCGCTTGTGTCTGCGATGCCCTGAGTAATAGCCGAAGGAGCGTTTACATCTACAGCAGATGCCATATCCGTCAAAGGATATGCCAAATCAGTACCGTCAGCAGTATAACCATTTGATACGCCATTAGCATTTACAGTATTAATATCAAATACACCTTTTACAGAGTCTGCTATAGGTGTGCCGCCAATACCGCCAATGAGTCTATTTACAGCAGCGTCAAATCTAATCGTAGCTTCATCGAATCTTACTTCAGGTGTTTTGTCAACATCATCAACCTTAGTCATATCACCCCACCAGCTACTAATTCCGCCAGTGAATTTATCCCATGTCATATTACCTGTGAAAATATCCTTAAGACCAGTACCCATTCCGCTAAATGTAGCAGAAGTTAATTTACCTGTCTTTTCAAGCATTTTAGTGATACTGCCGCCTTTACCCATTTCTAATGAATTCATCATAGAATTAGTAAACATTTCCGCTAATTGATCTTTTAAACCTGTTTTAAGTTTATCTGTAAACGTTTGAAAAGGAGTTTTGTCATTATCTGTTTGGCCTAATAACATACCTTTAAAGGCATCTTTGACTGTGCTAGTTGTATTAGCGGCAAATATCTTACCAGCCTCTCTTGCGAGATTTACAGCTCTTTCTGCCAAGTCCGAATTAAAATCATCTAACGCATCTATATATTTATCCCTTGCAGCAACTAACTTATCCGTGGGTAAATTATTTACTATTGCATCTGCAATCTTCTCTGAGGTATCGCTAGCAGCTTTTGCAATAGTGCTGTATTTAAATTTTTCCGCTTCAGTCGCATATAAGGCATTTTGCTCTGAAATCCCATTTAAAGATATAGCCGCAGTAAGACCTTTGGTATTTTTAGTGAAATTAAAAGCATTTGATTTAATTAAATTGTCTCTAATTACTTTATTACGTTCACTTTTATAAATATCATCAGTTGCATCTAAGCCTTTCTTTAACTTATTTGTTATTTCGTTATCAGCATCATATATCGTATTTGACAATGTTAATAAATCATTTTGTAAAGTAGTAGATGTTTTTGCAATATCTTGGATTGATAAACCAAACTTCTCTCTATCATCCAATAGCTGTCTAGAAGTAGGGTCATTCAAAACACTCTGAGCACTTTTATTCAAGGTGCTTTCATTAATTGTATTTAAATCCCCTAAAGCCTTTATTGCAGGCGCAAGATTTTCGGCAGGAATAAACTTACTAATGTTTTCAGATGCAATAGGTTTATTTGTAATAAGCGACTCTTTTGCAGTATTGACAAAATCAGTTAATATTGAAGGATAGTATTCTTCAAAAGATTTTTTGACTTCACCAGCGGGTTCCATTTTTACCATAGGTTTGTCAGGAAACGCTTTAAGAGGCAGTTTATTCAATACATCGCTAATCATTGTATTGGCTGTAACATCCCATTTAGGCATATATTCTGTTTTAGATTTTTCAACAGGATACCTGGATTTACCATCAAGAGATTTTTCGTAATCAAGATATTTAGACGTTTTCTTTTCAAAATCTAATCCTGACAATGAATTAAACATACTATACGCAGGTGTTGCAAACTTAGAGAGAATTCCTGAATACATTTGCGTTCTAGCAATAGGCTCAACTTCACCTATTCCAACCTTGTCAGGAGGAGTTGGATATGTGTAGGCTTGATAACTTCTAGGGGTTTCAACTGCAGGTGTCGGTAATTCTGGGATTCGTCTAAAAGACTTGTCACTAAGCTTTTTCAACATTGAATCTACATAAAAAGATTCCTCAGCGTATCCACCTTTTTGTAATTTAGTGAAATATTCTTCAGCTGTTTTAGAACCCATTGCTGGTTTGTATTTACCGTAATTACCTTCTGATATCAATTTCACATAATCTTCACCTGAAGCCTCTGGTGAATTGTAAGAACGCCATAATCTACCATTACCAGATTGGTATTTATTTCCACGATATATTTCAGAAGCTGAGATATTAAACAAATTATTAGCATTTTTAAAAATACCACTAGTTTGCTGTGTAGTCTCCATATCCGATTGCGCTTTAATCCAATTTGGATCTACATTCAATGCCTTACCTACATCGATAAATATTTTATCTAAATTATTTGTACTCTTATATGAAGTAGGCGTTGAACTTGGTGTTTGCGCATTAGGTGTTGAGCTTGGTATTTGCGTATTAGGCTTTGAAATAGTGTTGTTTAAGATGTCAATACTACCTCTTAACAAATCGACACTTGTTGTCAACTTGTCCATAGGCTCTCCAACTTGGCCTTTAAGATCTTTCATGCCCATTTCTAAGAACATTTCATTTATTTTATTAAAGACTTCGTTTAAGTTAGACTTGTCCGGCATTAATTTGCCAATTACACTAACCATATCTTGAGACAATAAATTTTCAGATATTGCTTTATTCAACATATCTATTTTAGATGTATCCGCTATCATCCCAGCGCGTTGCGTATTAGGTAATGCGCCAAAATTTCTTTCAGATAGATTGAAATTAGAATAAACCTTTTTAATTAAATCTAATCCTTCAGTAACACCTGTTTGCAAACTATTTTTGATTTTAGCTGAAACATCAACAATCATAGAAATAAAAGAAGCTTGTTTTGTCAGATTCTTTAAATCTTCTGAAAGCGCACTAGCCAAGCTTATATCACTATCAGCCAAAGCTTCTGAAAGCTTTAATTTCAAAGTATTAGCTGCATTCATTATTCTGTCTAATTTAAAATTAAATATATCTTCAACTTTAAATGAAGTGCCTAATGTTTCGTTCATTGAAGATACATTATCAGAATACGAACGGGTAGCTGCTGAGACACGTTCCAATGCTCTATTTAATTCTAATATTCTATTGTATTCTTTAACGAATGCTTCATCACCTTCAATATATTGTAATCCAGATTTGATAATATTTAAAGTATTATTCAAGCTAGCTGCAAGCGTTCTTGTAGTCGCTGAAAGCCCTCTTCCTGAGTTACCTAAAGGCGCAATAGCAGATTCTCTTTCACTTCCGCTTATTGTAGTGCTTTTAATTTCAACTGTGGCATTAAATAATGATTTGCGTTTACTAAATAACTCTTCAAGACGTGCTTTGTAATCTTCAACATGATTTATATCAATCTTATTAATATCTGCTTCTACACCTTTTATTTGTATTGCGAGAGCAAGTACGTTCTCTAGTGCAGTAGTACTGGTGTTTGCTAAATTTGTGCCTCCAAGACCTTCAATATTGCTAAGTAATGATTCGGCACTGTTTGAGAATGCAGTTAGGCTATCATTAGTTTTAGCAATTTTTGCGTCTAATTCGGCTACGTATGCTACTGGCTTTTTAGTTTCTAAAGCAAATTGTCTAGCCTGTGCTAATGATTCTTTCTGATATTGTAAATAGGTATAAGCCTCTTCTCCAAGATTTTTATAACTCATTACAGTAGAATCTGTAAGCGATTGTGCAATTTGAAAGTTACGAGAATCAACATTAGAGTAGATAGTATCTAAAGCCTTCTTATTCAACGTATACGTTTGATAAGGTAGCAATTGATTTGCACGTTCTTGTTTTGCAACATCTGCTCTATATTTTCTTAGCTTCTCAGTATTTTCTTTTTCCTTGGCTAGATATTCTGGATTTGTAATTGTTTCTTGCACATCTAAACCAGGATTTCTAACCGTGTATTTAGGCATTAACAAAGGATTTAAAACAGGTTCTCTTACTACTCTATTTGCTTCTTCTCGGAGTTTTAGTAAATCAGCTCTGTTTTTATCTAAATCTTTTAAAGCCGCAATATTATCCGTTTTACCTAAGGCATCTGCGGAAAATAAATTAGCTTTTTGAAATTTATCTCGAATTTCAAATCTTAAATCATATAAAGAATTTGCAGTATCATCTATTATTGCTTTAGCCTTAGCTGCTGCATTTGACATATTAACAAAGATATTAGAACGCTCAGTATCATTTTTTGCAAATTGCAATGTATCGTATAAATCAGTTATAGAGCTGGTATACGATTTAATTTCATCGGTACGCCCTAAGATATCTGTTTCTTTTACATCGATGCCCGCAGTTTTAAGAGGACTTACAATATCCTTGCCAATACTTGCTTGATATTCTTTAGCTTTTCTATTCTGCGCCATTGCAAGAATTTGTTGTGCAATTAATTGATCTCTAATTTCAAAATTCTTTTGAATATCATCAACTAATTTTTGCGTTCCAGAGCCTTCTTTTAACTTATAAGTAACAGTTTTAGTACCTGGTGTGCGCAATGGGTTGAAGGAATCCCAAAAACTTACTGAGCGCTCATACATAGACTTATCACTAATGTTTTGAGCACCGTATTGTTTTTCAGTTAAATCCCTAGCATTTAAATTTAAAGACACTTGTCTTTTCTTAAGAAGATTAACTTGCTCGGCTGTTACACGTAAAGTTTGATCTATCTGGTTTTGAATACCAGGATCAGTATATTCAGCTTTGCCCAAACTTAATGCTAATTTAGAACCCACCATTAATCGTCTAAATAACCATTTAGATTGCTCGATAGAATTTTCTACAGTATATTCTTGAGTTCTTTTCTTAATATCTTCATAAGGCGCCAAGGGCTTGTTCAACTCCCGCATGACATTTAAAGGATAACCTATTTCCGCTCCTCTAAAATCTGGCATCCGATAGCCACCTTCTTCCGTTTTAGAATAAGTTGTTGGATATACTAATGACTCTAAAGCTGCTGTAATTTCTCCAGTACCCTTGCCCGGTAATACACCATTAAGTGTTTGAATTTTATCAACTGCTTTTTGTAATTTATCACCTGACCACATTTTAAGTGAATCGGCATTAGTTGGCGCGGGTAAAAATGTAAGATCAGTAAATTGCGCAACCAAATCTTCAACATTAGATTGACTTGCAATTACAGCTTTCTTTGCTATGGCATTTAGATCTCTAGCATTCCCTGTAACTTCTGCAATTGTCGCGCTTGATGCAATACCTTTTGCAGTTATTTCATCTATATACTTTTTAGAAGCTTCATTAGTTCTAGAAATACTTTCTTCGTATTGATCTTTTAATTGGCCTGTCAAACGTTCTCTATCTATTGTTCGTGCATCGTATTCCAGAGGTTGATTTAATTGAGCAACAATTCTAGCAGAGCTTTCTTTTAATCCTGTTTTAGCATCAGTATTTTCTATTTTAAATCCAGCCCAATTAAGCATAGCCATTGAAACTTTCTTAATGGATTTTGCTAAAGTGCTATTTTCATTAAATAAGTAATCAATACCCATTACTATTATTGAGCCAAATAAGAATACTTTACCTATTAATCTTTCACCAATAGCTCTAAAGATATTTTTCAGAATATCAATAACACTACCTGCAATAGACATACCGGCCATAGCTCCAAGACCACCTACCATGCCTGCAGTCTCATTACTTGCACCAAAGGATGTAGCAATTTTAGCGGCACCTAAACCTCCTGCGCCTGCAGCTAACGTATAACCAAGCATAGTTGGTAATGCACCACTGAATCTTCCGATAATTCCGTACGGAGACTGACCAGATAGCGCTCTGTCTGCGCGGCTTGCAGCAATAGATTCTGCTGTCGGAACTGGCACATATGCTCTGCGTTGAGCTTTGCTCATTGACTGCCATTCGTTATCAATAACTCTTTGTGAAACAGAAGGTCTTTTACTCATCTCTGAATATCTATAAGATCCTTTAGTGGGCGCTAAAGTTCCTGTGAGAGCTGCAATTTCTTCTTGTGTCATTCTTGAAGTTGCTGCCAGCTCACTAATATATTTCATATTACGATAAGATTCAATAGAGGTCGGAGCAATAGGCATTGGACCCGGAGCAGCTGCAATATTTTGCAATCTTTGTTGAGATGTCATACCTGCGTATGTTTCAGCTCTTTGCTTCCAAGGATTCAAGATTGTCTTTTCAAATTCAGCAAGATTATTCATATGTGTAACTTGCATTAAACCTTTTCTAACACCTAAATACGCCATTATTAATGGTATAATCATTGGTATAATTGGCACGTCCATATTTGTAAATGGAATAGGTGCATTTCCTAAGTAGTCAGCACGCATTCCCATATATGTAGGTGTAGACTTATCTTTGCTATCTCTGGCATTTGCAATAAGAGTGATCAACGGAAAGAATGTAGAAATCATCATTAATGCTCTAGAAAGCAAAATAGATTTCTTTCCTAGCTCATTGAAAACTGAAACTACTCTTACTAAGGCTTTTGTAGTAGTTACCATTGAAGTGTAAAGACTTGCAAATTGGTTAAGTGCTTCTACACGGACTTTAGAACTAATAGCGTTATCTCTGTATTGATTGGCAAAAGTTGTAACCGCTTGGTTTGATCTTGTTAGAAATTCTGTAACAGTAGGTGATTTAAATGTGGCATATCCTAAATAATCTGGACGCATAGGAGATGGTTTTGACATCGCTGACATAGCTCTTTCATAAGGGCTATACGTTTGCCAACCACGGCCTTCTCGGTAATCAAGCATTGGCTTAAGAATACCACCTGTTGCATCTGCCATTGTTCTGGCAAGAGCCATCGGACTTGGAATATACGGGCGTGCCTTCATTCCTAGTTCGCCAGTAGAGTACATGTCAGTATATTTCCAAAGCTTAGCACGATTAGCTTCGGCAAGAGGATTTATACCTGCAATGATTGGCATGACTTTTTCAATTATTGCTTGTGCGCCTGTTGTTTTTACGAGCTTAAGCATCGCATCTGCAGCACCAATAGCAATAACTGGACCCCATCCCATGAAGTTTTTAGCCATAATAGAGCCTAGCGTATAACCAAGCCATTTACCTATTACAAGGCCTCTGTTTTTCCACATGGCCATTCCGGTTAAAGTCTGGTCAAACCAAACAGGCGCTGTTACAAATTCGAATAAAACTTTTGTAAACAGACTGAAACCTTTGCCTACTGCGCTCATTGCATTAGCAAAAGTTTCTCGCATAAATGCAACTCTGTCAAATTCTGTTATTAATTTCTTTATTTTACCTACAGGTGATTTTAAGACAGTCATTGCCGCAATACCAATTGTAGCAATTGAACCTAAGATCATTTCCGCATTTGTTAGAGAAGCATCAGTATTAATAGCAAATGTGTTTACAGCATTTTGCGCCATTTCAGAAGGCTTATTTAACATTTCTTGTGCGCTTTCTTTATATGATTTTTCTGGCCCTTTGGTTGCGCCAGTATCGGCATGCGCTAATGCCCCAATTAACAGAGCTGATAATCCTGCAATACCTGCAAGCATTTTAGGGTTAAATATTTTATCCATCCATTTAATAGCTTTTATTTTAGTCGTGCCTTTGTTCCATGCGTCTTCTATTGATATGAACATTTTACCAATTCTTGTAGCTGGATCTGCTGGTGCTGCAAATAAAAGTCTTTCAAAGAAAGATGTTTTAACACCTGAAATAGAACCTGGATCAAATGCAGACAATAAGCGCATTCTTGCGCCTTCCATAACAGTGCTCAAATAGCGTGGTATTGTCGTGTCCCAGAGACCTCTTAAACCACCATTTGCGTTAAATGATGTTCTTATTTTTCCTATTAAATCTAATCGGCTAAAATAATCTTTCAATGGATTTAAAACTTTAGCTTCAAATGTACTAAAACTTTGTTCTCCAAATAACATCATCCCAATTAAACCGCCTTCAAAATAAGAATGGCCTATTGGATTGTCTCTAAAGATTCCATCAAAAGCGCCTGCCATGTCAGCCATTCCTGCTAACATAGCCATATTTTGAACACGATTAGTATCGTTAAAATATGCCTTAGAAGTTCTTGAAACAAATTCTGTAGTAGGATTTCTGCCTTTCCCGGTAGGTGAGTAAGTGCCAGTAAAGAATTCTCTCACTTTTCCGGATTTACTTACTATTCTATCAATACTTTTTGAAAAGAATCCTAATTCGCTAATAATGCTTAAAATCTTCGGGCCGAAAAGGACAGCTGTTATTAGACCGCCTAATCCTTTTAAACCTACTAAACTAGCAATAGATGTCATTAATTTACCAATCCATCCAATTATAGGTAGGTTTTCAATAAAAGAAGTAGTAAATGAAGAAATCATTGCTAATAGTTCTGAAATCAAATCTGAGAAAGAACCTTTAGTTTTACCAAAGAAGCTTGCAACAGATTTTCCTAAATATTCGCCTATCTTTTGGCCTAATGATGCATCAAAATAAACATCAGTAATTTCAATACCAAATGAAAATAATTTTGTAGTGGCTAACCCTGCAAAGATATTCCGTAACATCCCTGCTGGACTTAAGAAAGCAAATGTAGCTGCCATTACAGCTGCCATCAATGTTCCTATTTGCAATGCTATGACTTTAACTGAGCTAACAAGATTTTTCTTTAATTCAGTTAAATATCCATTATTATCTTTTAAAATAGCTCTAAACGGGTTATTTAATGTTTTACTATTAAATGCTGTTAAGATTGTAGAAAATACATCGCTAGATAGCTGTTCTAAAAAGCCAACTAACTTACTTAATGTGGGACTTAATTTATAAATTGTCTCATTAAAATCTTCAAATACTTTACCAAATTGTATTTGATTGATTGAATTCAAAGAATCTTTGACAAAGAAAAACATTTTAGCAAATAATTCAATCGTATATGCACTAAATTTATTTAACCCAGAGCCTGCTGTATTCCACAGACCTTGTGAAGAGTCTACAATAGCGCTAATCGTGTCTGTCCACCAAGAATTTCCAATTACGGCATCATAAATTTTAAAGAATACATTTATTACTGCAACACCAAAACTCTTAATAACGTCTAATGATGCCTCTAGTTTATTTGTTTGAACCAACACGCCATCAAATAGTTTATTAAAATCCTCCATTATTTTGCTATTTTGGAGATTAACTTTAATGGTGTTTATCCACGTTTCTATTACATCAGTTATATTATTTAGGGCATTTAATAGTAAATTTATATTATTAGTGTTAAACAGCATGTCTGCTAGATTTACGCTTACAAATTCAATACCGCTAAGCATGTCGCTTATAGCTTTATTTATCTTATCTGTGAAAGTAGTATTCGTTAAACCTTTAAAAATACTTTTTGCAAGTGCATCTGGTAAATACAAACTTAAAAACCATTGTAAAGGTTTAAAAGAATTATTTAGTGTTCCAACAGAGCTTGTTAAAATATAATCACCGAGACCATTTATCATATTACCAAATGGTTGTAAAAGGCCACCAATAATACTTGATAATTTTTGGCTTATAGATCTTGTGTCGCCAAAAATAAAATCTAAAGGAGATTTAATTTTAAGCATTTTGCCTAATTTGCTAGACAGATCTCCTAGTAGATACATAGAATCTGCAACTAGCAATTTTATATTTCCAATAAGTACGCTGCGTAATCCTTCGAAATGAAAAATATCACTAATAGCTTGATAGAAGGTATCCGCCATATGCTTCATAATAATCAATACTGCATTATTACTTATTACTTGCAATGTCGTAATAAATTGGGTAAACCCCGCCATTTGACGTCTTGCACGTACTTCAAAGACTGTATAAAAACTATCCATTGAATTTAAGAAGATAGCTTTAAATATATTAAAACGCCCTTCCCATGTTTTTCCAAAAGATCTATCACCAAAAATATTTTCAAGTGATTCACCTTTGGCATACAAATCTCTAACTAGCTGACTCACCAAAGATGTAACGGTTATTTTAACATTGGAAAAGATACGTATAAAATTCTTCGTTATATCTAATTTATTAAATAGTAATTCTAATTTTACACCGAAAAGTGCCAGTACTGCGTATAATGGATTTAATGCTGTAGCATTAAATGACATTAAATTTGCCTTTAATAAAGAAAATTTTGCACCTAGTAATTCTGCGTCTAATTGTGCCTTATTTAACTTATTAGACATATTTTGAAATATCGTTGCTATATCTCTAGATAGTCCCGCACCTCTATTAAAACTATCTAGAACATTTTCTATATTTTCTTTAAGTGCTGCCAATGCTTTAGACATAGAAGGGATTATTAGTTTAAATTCCTTACTAATAGCACCGGCTTGATCTTTTATTGCTTGCATTACAACATTTGATGTTAAAAATCCTTCTGCAGCTAATTTTCTCATATTGCCCAAAGACACTTTTAAACTATCTGCAATAGCAATGGCAATTCGTGGTGTTTGCTCCATCACAGAGCGCAACTCATCGCCTCTTAGCGCACCTGCTGAGAGACCTTGACCTAATTGTACAATAGCTGCTGTAGTAGCTTCTGCAGATGAACCTGAAATAGCTATGGCTTCTTGTAAAGATTTAGTCGTAGCTAACAAAGAACTCATTGATTCATTAGAATTACGCATAGATCTCCCAAGTACCCCAAATAGCGTTGCGGTATCTTGATATGTCCCATATGTTTCTAAAGCTATTTTCTTAAGTTCTCTTTGCGCTAGTGCCAAGTCTTGTGTTCTACCCGTCACTAACGCAATGCTATTTTCTAATCCTTGAAATTTAGAAGATATTTCGTTTAATCCATTAAATGCTGCCGTGATTGACAATGCAGAACCAAGACCTACAAAAGCTGTTTTTAGATTTTGTCCAAGGGAATTTGCGTTATTGCTTAATTCTTTTAGGGATCTATTAATTTCTTCTAGATCCCTCTGGGCCTTCTCTGCCCTTGCTTCGACATCAATTACAATGCCTGACATAGTAAAACTCCTATAAAAAACCCCAAAGAATTAATCGTTCTTTGGGGTATATTGTTTATTCAGGCGTTACAATAACACCATTAGGTTGTACCTCTGAAAATGATAATAATGTTTTTTCTATAAAGTGAGAAGGTGCTTGAGCACTAGACCCCGCGTTTAATTCATCTATATACTCTACATTATTTATTATCTTACCATTTTCAGTATGCCATCCGTCTCTTGCACGACCTGTATCAACTGGTGTTGCTGCTTTTAATGCTGATACCAATTTAACAAGTTCTATATCTTTTTTATTCTCTTTCAACTTATCAAATTCCTTTAATAAGTTAATAGTAATTTTAGCAGCCATTATTTAAGTCCAAATAAATTTTCGCCACCAGAGGCTTTTGCTAATTGTTGGAAGAATCCAGAACGTTTGAAACTATTAGGATCAAATTCATCTTCTTCCTTTTCTCTGTTAGATTTGGGATTGTAAATAGCATCTAATGAAGTAAAAAGTTGCCAAGGTTTTTCTTTAACACCTTGTACTTGAATTAATTTAGCTGCCCTATCGTCTGCACGCCACTCTATTGGTCTTTGTTCTAAATAACTAAACCATCCTAATAACTCTTCATAAGTCATTTCTTCGTAGATTTTATACACTGGCATTTTGAGATGAAAAGCTAATTCAAATATTGGCAATTCTTCTGCACTTAAGCTGACTTTCCCGCGTCTTGACCTTGACCGAGACCCGAATATTTCATAATTTCATTAGAAAGTTTTGATAACTCATCCATAGGGAAGCTATCAAAATCTGAATCGTCAAGATCAGTACCACCTTCAACAGCTGAACGAACAACTGATTTCAGTAATTCTAAACCTGCATTTTCATCTTTTTCAGCGTCTTTAGCTTTGTTTTGAATTTCTAAAACTTCTGAAACAGATAATTTAGAAATCTTAACATCACTGCCTAAGAATTTAACTGTTTTAGTCATACGTTGACCAACAAGTGCTTTAATACCTTTTGCTTCTGACATGTTACTTACCTTGATTAATTTTGCGTTCATCTAGTTGTGCTCGCATTTGATGTAAAATTGAGAGTGTTTCGAAAGCCTCTGTCTTCTTTTCAGGTGACAAAGTGCTGTCTTTAGTTCTTTCGAATGTTTTATTAATACTAATATCTATGCTTTTTAACATATGTTTGACGGTTATGCCAACCACATATTCTAAGCTAAATGGTTTATCTTGTGCCATAATTATCCTTTTAATTAAGTGCAACTTTGGTGTTTTAATTGCGCCAGTTGCTACGCATTCCTCAAAAAAGGAAAGTATTATTAAGCGTTAACAGTAAACGCGCCATATACTTCTGATTGTACAGCAATAGTTAATTTTGCTGTAATTGCATCAGTTAAACTTGGCGTTACTTCTAATGCTTCAAATTTACCTAGGAAGTAATAACTTGTGTTTTCTACCGCACCTAGTGTAGTTGTACCGTCTCCAGCAATAGAGTCTGTATCAGCACTTGAATCGGCTTCTGCATCATAGCCTTCTGGTTTAGTGTCTAATAGAGAGAATCTAAAGATATAAACGCGACCATCTCCAATTTTAGCAAAAGTTTTAAGAGGAACTGCGTCACTGCCACCATATACGTTACCATCAGCCCACAATGCAGGAATATAGTTAAGTGTAATTTCCATAGTAGGCGCATCAGCTTGGCCTTGGATTTGGATAGAATTTTTCTTACCATAATTAGGTACTTTAACAATATTTGCTGGAGTACCAATTGTTGGAAATTCCTTAATATGTCTGATTCTAACATATTTAGTAGATGCTGCAAGAGCTGGTACTAGTGTGTCTGCTGCCACTTCAGATGAAAATAAAGCATTATTCCCAGTAGTTACACCGATAGCTGATAAAGCTGTTCCCAGTGTAGCGTTATTTGCGCCATTAACACCGCTACCTGCAGCAGTAGTAGCAAACTTTGAAATAACAGTTTCTAAACCAGCATATGTGATAGCCGATCCACCTGTTTCTGCAGCAGTAGCTGTAGTCAACAATGATACAGAAAGGTCTGCAAAACGAGCAGCGCCTAAAGATTTAATATGTGCCATTTTTAATTACTCCTTAGTTTGAAAATGCGCCATTAATTGACGATTGTACTGAAATAGTCAATTTAGCTGTCATTGCGTCAGTTAAACTAGGAGTTACTTCTAATGCTTCTAGTTTTCCTAAGAAGTAATAGCAAGAGTTTTGAACACCGCCAAAACCTTCTTGTAAATCGCCAGGTGCTTTTGCTAATAAAGCAAATCTGAACATATATAAGCCTTTGCCACCAACTTTAGCAGTAGTGCCTAGCAAAACGTTGCCTTGCCATTCAGATGGCACATAGTTTAATGTAATCTCCATTTGTGGAGCATCAGCTTGGCCTTGAATTTGGAAAGAAGTTTCTGAACCATATTCTGGAACTTTAACAATGTTTGCAGGTGTACCAATTGCAGGAAATTCTTTAATATTACGAATTTCAACAAAGTTAGCACTGCTATTAAAAATACCAGTAGTGTTACCATCTACAGTAGGTAAATCTGTAGTTGCTTTAGTTGCAGTAGTCATGCAAAGGTTTGTAAACATTGCACTACTAATTGAACTAATATGATTAGTTGCCATTTTTAATCCCTTTAAATTTAAGTAGAACTTCCGTAGAAGTTAAAATCAATTGTATAAGTACTTTTGTGAATAATAGGCAAGGCCTTGTCCGGTCCATTATGCACCAAACTGCTAATACCAAATTGAGTCGTTCCGGTACCTGTTTTCTTAGATTGGTCAAGTAAATACTTGTCTAAGGTGTCTGCTATAATCATGGCACGTCTTGTGCCAGAGCCTGCAGCTATAAAAATGTCGATTATAAGAATTCCAGCTAATGAGTATCTATTAATAGGTTTTCCACTAGGTATCACTGATACGCGTATAAATTCATCATTAGTAGTATTCATAACTACGAAATTTGTCGGGAATGTCTTAATATTCTCAGCTTTCCACTCTATAGAGTTAAATACTGAATAAACGTCTTTCTCTAATAACTCATATTTTCCCATGGTCACACCTCGTGAAATAGTTCGACAATAGATATATGATTATTTGATGCAACCATATTTCCAAAATGCCAACGATCACCAGCAATAAACACATGATCAGTCATAGAAAACGGTCCAACTTCCTTTGTTTTAAACATAATAGTCATCGTTTTTGCTTCTGGAGTTTTAGACGTTTTTGTAATAATTATTTTTGTTGTTATCGAAGGTATAGTTGTATCATTAACTTCACCAGTGCTAAAATCAAATTCAGAATTAACTGTTTTTGTAAATACCGCTTCAATAGCCAAGTCCTTAGCTGCATTAAATGCTTTATTTAGCTGGACACCAATTAATGAATTATAAGCCATTAATTAGCCCTCCACCATGTTCTCTTACCACTATTCCGGAGTAATGGTGGAGGGCTAATTAATGGCT